AAGAGTGCGCCTCTACAACAATCAGCACACCTTACCTTGGGCAGACAAGGGTGAGCGCATGTTGCCGACCAAGTTGTTTATGGACTACAAGCAGACCATGAATGGATACGAGCGTACGTTCAATATGTTGTGCGATAACTTCTTTGACGAGTACGAGCGACTGGTGGAAGAGGCGAAGATCAACTTGGGTTCTATGTACAAAGCAGAGGACTACCCCGACCTAACAGAAGTTAGGAAGAAGTTCAGCTTTAGACGTAGCGTGAAGCCATTGCCCGAGGCTGGCGACTTTCGCTTGGACATTCCCGCGCATGACTTAGAGGAGATGAGATCTGCATACGAGGTGCAGTATTCGGAGAAGCTGGCCGATGCGATGCGCACACCATGGGAACGCCTGCACGAAGTTCTCTTGGGTATGTCCAAGAAGTTGGAAGACTCAGGTGACGGGAAGAAGCGTTATCACGACTCATTGATTAGCAACCCATTGGAGTTGTGTGAGTTGTTGACGAAGCTGAACGTGACTAACGACCCCAAGTTAGAAGATGCACGTAGGCAAGTAGAGCTAGCCATGCTTGGTGCTGACATTGAAGAGGTCAAGGAAGACGCAAACGTGCGTGAGAATCTAAAGTCCAAGGTCGATGCGATCTTAGGTAAGTTCGAGTGGTAATAACATTTGTTAGGAGTAATGAACATGAGTATGAGTACATTGAGTTTGAGCAACGTAGTCGTTAGTGAAGAATTGCAGAAGTCTATGGGCAAGGAAGGTATGAAGATGGAGGGCGTGTACAACATGCTCGACCCTGTGGTCAACCGACTGGCTTCATTGAATCCACTGTGGACTTTTGTTATCACTAGCAGTGGTCATGGTACAGGCAACAACCGAATAGCTATGGGGTTCTCGGTCAAGCTAGATGGTGAAGAGCTAGGCACTATCGGGTTATCGTATATGGGCAATCGTGGCAGAGTAATCGCTATTTGTAACGATCGTATTGGTAAGGGCAGACAACGTTCTGATGCGTATCGCACTGTGGATGCAGACAAAGCTATCCTTATGGCAAAGAAGATGTTCGGCAAGATGAATCCATCTGAGCGTATACAGAAGGCTAGAGATGCGGCAGAACGTGTAGTGTCTCGAGCAAGCTGGAACAAAGAGCGTGAACGTACCATGCACCAAAGCAATATCAAAAATGAGATGTTGGCGTGGGCTGAGACTAAAGGTAATGCCCTGTTTTTGGAATATCTAAAGATAGAAGCTATACCCTCGCTCAGACACAAAGTTACTAACGCTATGGAAAAGGTAGAGTTACTCGATACTGAGATGAGGACTATCGAGCGAGTTCAGCAGGACTTTAGTAATAATAAGACTGCGCTAGTCGTCAAAGACTTGGGTAAATACCTAGTCAAAATAGGTGACAACGTAGAGTTATACGATGATAATACGCTCCCTCTAGATATGCGTATGAAGATGGGCATGCTTAAACTTGTGGAAGATGAGCAGTATCTTACTGACGTAGGTTGTAAAGTATCGAGTGAGATATTTGTGTTGTTGGTTGATCTAACAAATGTTAGCGAAGGAGTATGAGATGAACGAAGAACTTAGATATAGCTCGAAGGCTATACCCCTACGGGGGCATAACGACCCTAAGTTTAAATGGGTGAGTGCCGCCAATACCGATGTACGCAGAACATGGCGTAAGGCACGCTTGCTTATCCGCATCACCAAGGGGGCAGCGTATGAAAGCCGTACTTGAATACACGTATCCACAAGACGAGGGCAAGCTCAAGCATGCGCTAAGAGGTGAAGAGTATTACCTTGCGTTGGTTGATCTTGACAGGATGTTGTCGAGTGTGCAAGCCGAGACGAATAGTGCCGAGGTAATAAAGAAAGCTAGGTATTTTATAGATGAGGTACTAGAAGAATGAAATGCCCCCTATGTAACGCCCCAACAGATATTAAAGAAACACGAGTAACTGATAAGGGATACGTTAGGCGTAGGGAGTGTTTTAACAACCATACATTCAAGACTGTGGAGACAGTATTGACTGAGCCAAAAGAAAAGAGGAGTAAGTATGACAGGGATTGAAGAGTTAAAGTTAGAGAAGAAACGCAAGGGGCGGGGGGTTGGTAAGAAACCCGCGCTGTTTTGCACGAGCTTGCGTCTACCAAAGCATGTGATGGATTACTTCAACACAAACTATGCGTATACAAAGCAAGCCAAAATGAGAGAAGTTCTTACCGAGTACGTTAACAATCAAACTAAGGAAACATCATGATTCAATTAGCAACAATACCAAAAGTAACCAAGTCAGCACAAATCCGTAACTACGTTGCGTCAAACCCAAAGGCTAAGTCAGCAGACGTAGCCGAGGCGGTAGGCGTAACCCCTGCGTATGTAGCCACAGTAATGTGGAACGCAAAGAAGAAAGCCAAGGTAGTGAAGAAGGCGAAGAAGCCAATGACGCTGAAAGAAATTAAAGCGGCAACTAAGCGCGTACAGGATAAATTCTTTCCTAAGCCTGATTGGAATCCGTTTGGTTTACATTCATCCGATACTTCATTCTACGGAGACACACCTAGTCCGCATGCACAACGTATAGTGGAATTGACCGGTGCGATAGCCGACAACATTAAACTGAACCAAGCCATGCAAGTAGAAATGTTTGAATCAAAAGCCGACCCGGTCAACAACCCTGCTCATTACACAGTAGGTGGAATAGAGACGATCGACTTCATCGAAGCTAAGAAGCTCGGGTACAACCTCGGCAATGTGATTAAGTATCTGACTCGTGCCGACCACAAAGGCAACAAGATGGAAGACTTGCGTAAAGCACAATGGTACTTGGCACGCGAGATCAATTCGCTCAAGTGACACCTAACATTTGTTAGAACTAAGCCCGCCTAGTGCGGGCTTTTTTTCGTCTGCACTATTGACAAAGTAAAAAGTTGTGCTATTATTCAGTTTGAAAACAACTGGAGTGTTAGATGGCAACTACACCTGAAGCCAAGGTCAAAGCAAAGATCAAGGCAATCCTCAAAGCCCACAACGTCTACTACGCTATGCCTATCGGTACTGGCTATGGTAACAGTGGCGTCCCCGACTTCTTATGTTGCGTGAATGGCAAGTTCCTAGCGATCGAAGCCAAGGCTGGTAAAGGCAAGACTACCGCACTGCAAGAAAAGAATCTTCGACAAATTCAAGATTCCAATGGGTGGTCTATGGTAGTCGATGAAGAAAGCATTGAAGAGGTGCAAATAATACTGAATATTCTATTGAGGGGTGGCGAGTGAACATATTAACAATCGACTTCGAGACATATTATTCTCGTGAGTTCTCCCTAACAAAAGTTACCACTGAGGAATACGTTCGTAGCCCACAGTTTGAGGCTATCGGCGTAGCGGTACAGGTAGACGATGGTGAGCCCGAGTGGTTCAGCGGTGATGCGGAGAGCATGCACCAGTTCCTCAAGAAGTTTGATTGGGCGAACAGTTTGGCGTTAGCGCACAACGCCCCGTTCGATGGCGCAATTTTGAAGTGGGTCTACGGACTCAGCCCCAAAGGTTGGCTTGATACTTTGTCGATGGGTAGAGCCCTGCATGGTACGCAAGTAGGCGGTAGCTTGAAGGTGCTGTCAGACTTCTACGGGCTCGGTGAAAAGGGTACAGAAGTTGAGAACGCCTTGGGTCTTCATCGTGCCGACTTCAGCCCCTCGCAGTTAGAGCGTTATGGTGAATACTGTAAGAATGACGTAGCCCTAACGTGGGAATTGTTTGGGCAGATGAGCAAGGGTTTCCCCAAGGTTGAATTGCGTTTAATTGATTTGACTGTGCGCATGTTCACCGACCCTGTGTTGCAGTTAGATAAAAGCGTTTTAGAAGACCACTTGGCTGAGGTTCAACGTACAAAATCATTGGCGTTGGGGATGTACGAAAAGGGCGATCTGATGAGCAATCAAAAGTTTGCCGTTATGTTGGAAGTTGCGGGTGCTAAACCACCAATGAAGACGAGCCCCACCACAGGCAAAGAAACGTATGCGTTCTCTAAGACAGACGAAGCGTTCAAAGAGTTGCTCGAGCATCCAAGCCCCGCAGTACAAGCTCTAGTAGCTGCGCGTTTAGGTACTAAGTCTACGATCGAAGAGACAAGGACTGAAAGGTTTATTGGTATAGCCGAGCGCGGTTCATTGCCTATTCCCCTACGTTACTATGCGGCACACACCGGTCGTTGGGGGGGGGATGACAAACTTAACTTGCAGAACCTACCAAGAACATCAGCACTGAAGAAGGCAATCATTGCCCCGGACGGATACATGATGATCGATTCAGATTCATCACAAATTGAAGCTCGTACGCTAGCATGGCTTGCGGAACAAGATGACTTAGTTGACGCATTTGATCGGGGCGAAGATGTATACAAAATCATGGCATCTGCTATCTATGGCAAAGACGTCACGGAGATTACAAAGGACGAGAGATTCGTTGGTAAGACCACTATCCTTGGTTGTGGGTACGGCATGGGTGCGAAGAAGTTCCAAGCTCAACTCAAAAACTTTAATGTGGCGATTGACTTGGATGAAGCAACACGGATTATCGACACGTACCGCGCAACGTATCCGAAAATTGTTGAGCTATGGAAGTCTGCGGCGTTAGCCCTAAAGTCCATACTACAGAAACAGCACACCACGCTAGGCCGAGGCGGTATTTTAAAGGTTGAAGGCGTCAAAGGTATTCTGTTACCCAACACCTTGTACTTGCGTTACCCCAACTTACGTAAGCTCCAAGACGATGACGGCGAAATCGAACTTGTATACGACACCAAGAAGGGCAAAGCAATAATCCCGACACGCATATATGGTGGTAAGGTAATTGAGAACGTATGCCAAGCGTTAGCCCGCATCGTGATCGGTGAGCAGATGCTATTGGTTGCTAAGAAGTACCGAGTAGTGATGACTGTACATGATGCCATTGCTTGCATTGCGCCGACTGAACAAGTTAAGACTGCTTTGGAGTACGTTGAGATGTGCATGCGCACCCGCCCGGATTGGGGTATGGAGTTACCTCTGAACTGTGAGGCAGGGTACGGAGAGAGTTATGGAGCATGCTGAAAATGGTATGCGCATACTGTGGAAGTACATCAACAAGAAGACAAGGGACGTCCACTTCTCGTGGGAGCGTTGGAGTAAAGGCGACGCCTATGGATTTTGGGAATTCAGATTACCGCCTAAACAGGAGTAACACATGCCGATAAAAGACCCAGTTGCCCGAGCCGCTTGGCAGAAGGCATACCAAGAAGCTAACAAAGAACGTATTAAAGAGTTAGGCAAAGCATACAGAGAGCGTGTTAGAGATACACGCAACGCTCAGAAACGGGCGCACCGAGAAGCCAATAGGGAAAGAATAAACGCCAAAGGTCGTGAGGATTGGTGGAAAAATCGAGAAGTTAACCTTGCCAAGAGCGCCGAGTGGCGCGCAAACAACAAAGAGTATGTACGTAATTTTAATAGGAGGTATAGAGAAGAGAACTTAGAAAAAGTAAAAGCGAAAGCAAAGGAGTACCGCAATGGGCCAAAACGTGGTGAGCTTCTTAAAAAGAAAGCCGAGTGGGGTTACGCAGACTACCGCAAGGATATAGAAGCCAGCCGAGCAAAGGCCAGTGAACGCATGCGTAAAGATGCTAAAGAGTTAGCCCCTTCGTATATAGCAGTGTTACTGCAAATACCACGCAAGGTTTTAACTCCCGAGCTTATAGAAGCTAAACGAGTACAAATGTTAATCCAACGCAAAATAAAGGAAATCGAAAATGAACCACATCAGTGACTTAACAACAGAATTATCTGCATTGTATGAAGGACTCAAGACCGGTGCGATAGACGTAAAGGTTGCCACAGAGATGAACAACACAGCGGGTAAGATCATTAACGCTCAGCGCGTACAGCTAGAGTATGCAGACCTACGCAAAGAGCAACCCGACATTGATTTCATGAAGACTAAACCTAAACCAAAGGCAAAGGTGGAAGTATGAGCAATAAACAAATACCCGCATTTCCGCTTGAAAATATTCCATACCATGGCGGCATGACCCTACGTGACTACTTTGCGGCTAAAGCTCTACCGCTTGTAATGCAAATGAGAACGGATGATTACAACAAAGAAATGGGTAAAGATTGGAATTGGGACATTGGAGAAGACGCTGAAGACATTGCAAAGCTAACCTACAGACTCGCCGACGCCATGTTAGAAGCGAGGGAAGAATGACTTGGCCTTTCCCGCCATTCCCAAACCCCAAGGACACGGGCAACCGAGTACCTAAATTTAACCCTGACAACCACGAGGACACACCACTATGATTATCAAACGCAACATGGCTGTGGATAGCCTGACACGAGTATGTGAGGAAAGTCTAGCGCTCATCAAGCAACTGATTGATGCTGACAACGAGGTGTATGCCAAAGGGGTTGAGGATGGCATGGCGGCTCAGGCTGATGTGCAAAAGACTTTAAGGCCTTGGGTTGGGCTTACGGATGAGGAGATAGAAGGCGCTATTGACGATGGCTTTGCATTTGGTCTTAGTGATGGCAACATGTCAAACGAGTATGTGATTCGGTACGTCCGAGTCATTGAAGCCAAACTCAAGGAGAAGAACACATGAGCGACCAAAAAAACTGGGATGCCGCAGTAATAAAAACGTGGCGTAACGCAGGGTCAGTATTTGACGCAATGGTATTGTTTACAGCGCTTTCAGGCAAGCAAGTTACTGATTGTGACCCACCATTAAAACGCACACCGCCTGTGCCTTATCCTTGGAAGATAGGTATTAGAGTATTTGTAGCTAACCATCTATCCAAAATCAGCAAAAGATTGTGGGAACAAACACCCGATAAAGACATACTACTTTTACGTAAGTTAGAAACAAGTTCGTATGACACAGAAAAAGAAGTTCTACATGATAAAGAACTTGATAAGGAACATTCTCAGTACAAACGAAACCGTAAAAAGGTAGCTATGAGTACCCTATCGGTATCTAATCAAGGTTACAACACGGATTGGAATGTAACCAAAGGCGCAGTAAGAGTAAGGAGGAAGAGATGATTAAGTACGACGGATATGATGAAGCAATCATTGGGCCAGCCTACATTTGGCGTGACAGTACCCACGTATCTGTATTAGTATATGACGCGGAGAAAATACGGGATATTCTCATGAAGCGTGATGGTATGTCGCACGAAGACGCACGTGAGTTCATTGAGTTCAACATTGAGGGCGGCTACTTAGGGATTGAAACACCTGTGCTAGTTTGGCCTAACGACATTTGGGGTTGGGAAGAGTAATGAGTATTGTTTGGTCATTCAGTAGCCTGAAAACATTTCAACAGTGCCCTAAGAAGTACTACCACACCAAGATAGCACGGGACGTTGTTGAACCTGATACACAGGCAACGCTGTATGGCAAGACGGCTCAT